AGATCCGGCCCCCTCACCGCAACTGCTGGCGCAGCAGATCCTGCTACTGCGCCGATTATTCGGGGGGCTGTTCTTCGGTTGTCTGACACCATTGCGCTTGTGGGCGACTCGGTCAATGGTGGCGGCTATGTGAATGGCTTTTCTACCGCTACCACGACGCCATTCGCGGGACTTGGTTTGATCGATGTCGGCCCATTGCATTCCACAGTCACTGCGGGGACTGTCTACTGGGATGCTGCCAATAAAACCTTGGCCTATCAAGCTGGTGGCGAAAGCGATAGGGGCCCCGCAAAGAAGGTGAATTTTGCTGGTCGGTACAGGCTTTCAGCCGCATCTGGATTTTTGAGTGGCGCGTCCTTTACTGTGAGGCGCTCATTGCTGCCATCGTCGGATTCCAGCTTCACGGTGCTGCCAACCAATACATCTGCTGCATCGTTTGGCTCCTACACGGCCGCTCAGCGCTTGAACATCCGAAGTGGATGGGCATATAACCTTGTGCCTTACGCAACGCCTTCCGCATACGCTGATGATATTGCTGAGCAGATTGAGCGCGCACTGACCGAGCAAGCCGCTAATCCGTCTTTGTGGCTTTATCAGGGCCTCACCAACAACACAGGAGATACAACGCCAGATGTTGCCTCCGCCAAGGCATCTTTTATTCGCTCAATGGATCTCATGAAGGCGCATGGCGCACCTGTGGTTGTAGCCGCCATTCCTATGCGGACTTTGACCACGGCCGGCAAGCAGGCGCATTCTGAGATGATGCACTTCATGCGCAATACGGTCAGGCAATACCCAAATGCAGTGTTTTCGCCTTGCTGGGGGGGTACTTATGACCCAGCAAGTTCAACCGATCCACTCACGGCGGTGATGCGGGAGACGGTATCGCCTTATGTTCACCCCGCGCAAGGAACTGCTGACATGGCTGGAAAAATCCTGCTTGAGCATGTTCGCGATGCGATTGGCCGTGGAAATCCTGTTCAATTTGGTGGGCCCAGTGATGCCTATGATGCGGCGAATAATGCCTCGGGCAATCTGCTTCCAAACTCCTACCTTGTGGGTTCTGCCGGCACGGCTGGCACTGGCGGCGCTGGTTCATTCACCACCGGCTGGACTGGCCGGAGAATTGGCGCAGGTTCTGGCACCATCACGGGCTCAAAAGTAGCGCGCACCGATGGCGTGGCTGGTGAGTGGCAGCGTTGCTCATTATCTGGTGCGGCAGGTTTTGAGCAATTCGGCATGGACTATGGCTCTGCTGGCGGCCAGGGCGTGACGACAAACATCGTTGCTGGCTCCTACGTACAAGCCTTCATGGAATACAACATGAGCGCGCCAACTGACATCCGTCAGGTTGGGCTCCAGTCCACCATGAAAAACTCGGGTGGTGCTGCGTTGCATGGCGGCTACGGAGGCGCTGCGGTCACCACCACGGCAGCTTCTGCTTTCGTCGAAGCTCACTCTGGCGTGGTTGCCACCCCCCCTGTTTACGTGCCGACTGGTACGGCGGGCATGGTGTTCTTGCCCACGCTGCAATGCGGCACTTCAGGCGCTGCAAATATCGACATCGGACGCGTCAAATACCGCTACGTGCCAGAGCCAGTCATTCCGGGCTAACCCCTCACCACCCCACCCCCTCAGCCCACTTAGGTGGGCTTTTTTACGCCTGAACCCATGCCCATCCCCTTCATCGGTCCCAGCTACAACCTGGACAGCCGGGCGGCAGCGACTCAGCGCACGGTGAACATGTACCCGGTTCCGATTGAGCCTGGCAACGAGACGGCTGGCATGACGCTCAAGGACATCCCCGGCTTGACCGTGTTCGTTGGTGGATTCAGCAACGACCCAGACCCACCGCTGGAGCCGGACTAAAACCATGGCAGACAAACTGCGCGGCGGCATTGAAACCAATGGCCGCTGCTTCATCGTGTCCGGTCGCGGTGTGTACGAGCTGTTCACGAGCGGCAACTACACGTTCATCGGCAACATCGACACGTCAAGCGGCCCGGTCGAGTTCGCGGCGAACACCACGCAACTGACGCTGACTGACGGGAACCGCATCTACGTGATGGCCCTGGCAACCAACGTGCTGGCGCCTGTTGCTGATGCCCCTGCGTCGAGTCGGATTGCCTACATTGATCAGTACATCGTTGCGATCAACCGCAACACCCAGCAGTTCAACTGGTCCAAGCTGGGCAATGCCTCGATTTATGACCCCCTGGCCTTTGCCAGCGCGGAAGGCGCGCCGGACAACCTGATTTCGCTGGTGGTTGATCACCGGGAGGTCTGGTTGTTCGGCACGAAGACCACCGAGGTTTGGGTCAACACCGGATCGGATGCGGTCTTTGAGCGCAACCCCAGCGCGTTCATTGAAGTGGGCTGCGTGGCCGCCCATTCCGCGCAAAAGCTGGACAACGGCATTGTGTGGCTTGGCCGCGATGCCCGGGGCGGTGGCGTGGTGTACCGGGCCAATGGGTATGCGCCCAGCCGGATCAGCACTCGGGCCATTGAAGAGGCGCTCGCCAAGCCTGATTTGGACCTGGAGAACGCCAGGGCCTACACCTACCAATTCCAGGGCTCATCGTTCTACTGCCTGAACGTGCCCGGCCTGCATACGACGCTGGTTTTCGATGCGCTCACAGGCCAGTGGCACGAGCGGGCCGAACTGGTCAACGGCGACTACAAGGCGCATCGCGGGGTGTTTCACCTCTATGCCTTTGGGCGTCACCTGCTGGGCGCCAACGACGGCACGCTGTACGAGCTGGATCAGTCGGTGAGCGCCAACGTGGGCGATGTGCTGGTGCGTGACCGGATCAGCCCGCACTACCGCTCACCCGGCCTCAAGCGTGCGGGCTTCAGTTCATTCGAGGTGGTCTGTGACAAGGGCCTAGGCGGTGTGTGCCAACTGCGGTGGTCTGACGATGGCGGCTTCTCGTGGGGCTCGTGGCATCAGATCCCGTTGGGTGAGGTGGGCGAGCGCATGACACGCGCCAGGCTGCGCCGCCTGGGCTCTGCTCGTGATCGTGTGTGGCAGTTGCGCATGACCGACCCCGTGTCGTTCAACCCCGTGCTGGTGGAGATCGAGTAATGGCAACGACACCAGTTGACCGCCCGTTCCCACTCAATGCACGGGTCGCCATCGGCCAGGACTCCAAGGGCAATCAGGTTTACGCCAACAAGGTGCTGCTTGACCAGATCAATGGGATTTTCCGCCTGCTTGGTGGCTTTACCGGCACTGGCGGTGCCGACTACGGCAGCCAGATCGCCGACCTTCAAGCCACGGTCAACGCCCTGATCGCTGCGTCTGGTGCAGCAGAGGCCGGGCAGATGACCTTGCAACCCTTCTTCCAGCAATTCGCGGACTTCGGCGCCGTGATGCAGCAGGCCGCCCAGGCCCAGGACTTCGCCGACATCTTGCAGTCAGCCATGGGCGACTGCTGCTCTGACATGACCTTCCAGGACGCGACATGACCCAACGACTCCCCAAGCAATTGCTGTTCAACACGCAATTGACCGTCTCGCAGGCGGACAACGGCTACACGGTTCCATCGAATACCACGATGACCATCTCGGCCCTGTCGTTCAACAACACAAGCGTCACGGCGCAGAAGGTGACGATCAACGCGGTCCCCGCTGGGCAGTCAATTTTCGACGGCAACGCCATCCTGTCGGACTTCGTGATCCCTGCTGTTGGCGCGGCCCCGACTGCTGTGCCCGCGCTGGTCGGCCAGCACTTCGAGGCCGGCACAAGGCTGGGCTTTGCGGCTGATGCGGCTGGCGCCATTTCCCCCCTCTTGTCCGGCTACCTGACTACAGCATGATCGACATCGACGCAACCCCATTCGTCGGCGTGGCGCCTGGCGCTTACCTTGTCGCGGCACCCGCCGTGCTGTCGGGCAAGCCCACCCGGGAGCAGATCGAGCACCTTGAAAGCGAGATTCTCAAGCGTGATCAGGTCGAGCTGCCAATGAAGCACCACTTCGCGCCAGGCCTGTACGCCCGCGAGATGTTCATCCCCAAGGGCACGGTTTTGACCGGCGCCGTTCACAAGACAGAGCACCTGTCCGTCTTTGTCGGTGACATCACGGTCTGGACCGATGGCGGCATGAAGCGCTTGACCGGGCACAACACCATCGTCAGCAAGGCGGGCGCCAAGCGTGTGGGCTTCGCCCACGAGGACACATGGTGTACGGGGTTCTTTGTCACCGACAAGACCGATGTCCAAGAGCTTGAGCGCGACTTGTGCGAGGGCGCCGAGTTGCTGCAATGCAATCGCACTGATTTGAAGTTCATCGGGAGGGATTGATATGTTTGGACTATCTGGCACCGCGATTGCAGGCATTGCTGGCGCTGTTGGCACGGTTGCTGGCGCGGGCATTGGCGCTGATTCCGCCTCTGCCGGGAACTATCAGCAACGCCTTGCCGCTGAGCGCGATCGCGCCGACCAAGAGCGCATCTACCAGCAGCAGCGCGAGGACAGTAAGCCCTACCGCGAGGCCGGTGTTCGTGAACTCGGCAGCATCGAGGAACTGCTCAAGAACTACCGCCCGACGACTGCCGCCAACGTCATGTCGGACCCGGGCTATCAGTTCGGCATGGAGCAGGGCCGCAACGCGCTGGAGGGTAGTGCATCGGCGCGTGGCGGGCTCTACAGCGGCGCCACGCTCAAGGCCTTGAATCGCTTCGGCAACGACTACGCAACCACCAAGTTCGGCGATGCCTTCAACCGCAACGAGACCCAGACGAACAACGCGTTCAATCGGTCGGCGGCAGTGGCTGGCATTGGTCAGACAGCCAACGGCCAGGCCCAAGCGGCAGGCCAGAACTACGGCAATGCCTTGAGCAACGCCAACTATGGGGTTGGCAACTCCAACGCCTCGACGGCGCTGGCGCAGGGCAATGCCTTTGGCGGCGCGGTCAACCGACTGAGCAGCTACGGCAATCAAAACAACTGGTGGCAGGGCGGCGGGGCAAAGACCGGCCAGGCGGGCAATGCCGGCTATGGCGACTACACCGACCCATCTTGGTTCCCATCAGCATAAGGCGATCACATGGCAGGCATTGATACCTCGATCTTCGGCAACCTCCTGGCCAAGCCAAAGAGCGTCGAAGAATATGACGCTGACGCGATCCAGGCAAAGGCTGGTCGGTTGAACCTGCTTTCCCAGCAGTCCCAATATGACCAGCAACAGCGCGGCGTGGCCGAGCAAAACGCGTTCCGCAATGCGCTGAGCAGCGGGACGAACTACGACGATCCGACCTTTCAGCGGTCGCTCGTGGCGGCATCACCAGAAAAGGGCTTGGCCTTCATCAAGAGCCGTGCTGACGCAAAAAAAGCGGACGTTGACCTCGGCAAGACCAAAGAGGAAACCACCGGCCTGCAACTGAAGAATGCGCACGAAAGGCTGACCCAGCATCTTCAGGGCTTGGGCTCCGTCCGCACCCCTCAAGACCTGCAAGCTTGGGCGGCTCAAGGCATGCAGGCCGGCGTGCCAGGCATCAGTCAAGAGCGCCTTGCAGCCATCACGCAAGAGCTATCCCAGAACCCCACATCCCTGCCATCATTGATCCAGAAAATGCAGATGGGCGGCGTTGAGTTGGCCAAGCAGATCGAATTGACCATTCCCAAATACGAGCGCCAGGATGCGGGTGGGTCGGTGCAGTTCGCGCAAATGAACCCATTGGCCGGCCCTGTCGGTGTGTCGTCAGCCGTGGCCGCCATCAAGAAGACCCAGAGCCCGGACAGCATCGCGAGCAATGCAACGTCTCGCGAGAACTCGATCAGGACAGATAATCGAGCACGCGAGTTCAACGCCACGCAGGTGGAGGCCAACAACATCAAGCGCAGCGAAAAGAAGGCGACCGAAGACCTGACCAAGAACAGTCAGGTTGCCAGCTTCGACACGATGCTCGGCACGCTGGGGCGGCTGAAGGATCATGCCGGGCTGTCTCGCTCCGTGGGACTTCCCGGCGCCTTCCCGACGATGCCAGGCTCAGACTCCGCGAACTTCCAAGCCGAGCTCAACACCTTCCAGTCGCAGGCCTTCCTGCCCATGGTCGCCCAACTGAAGGGTATGGGCGCGCTCTCTGATGCCGAAGGCAAAAAGCTCACGGCGGCGGTTGGCGCCCTTGATCCGAAGATGGGCGAAAAGGCCTTCCGCGAATCGGTGGACCGCATCACGTCTGACATGGAGGATGCGCGGGCCCGCGTGTCTGGTCAGCCGCGTGCGGCAAAGCCGGCGCCATCCAGCGGGCCCAAGGTCGGCATGGTTGAGTCCGGCTACCGGTTCAAGGGTGGCAATCCATCCGACAAATCCAACTGGGAAAAGGTGCAGTAAATGGCCGGTCCATGGGAAAAGTACGGCGGCTCACAAACTGCCGATGATGGGCCATGGGCCAAGTATGAGGCGGCCCCTCAGCCGCCCAAGGACGATCCTGGCGGCCTCAAATCGGTTGCGGCCGGTCTGGGCTCAGGCTTCGGTCGCGTGGCCCTGGGCGCGCAGGAGTTGCTCGGCAAGGGAATCCAGAAGGCAGGCGAAGTTGTGACGCCAGATGAGGCCGGCGTGTCGTCGCTCGTCACCGGCAAGAAGAAGCGCGGACTCGTTCAATCGGCTGGCGATTGGCTGGTCAATGATGCACAGCAAGGCCGAAGCAATCTGGCCTCCGAAATGGCGCCCTACAAAGAGGCGCACCCGATCCTGGCCGGCGGGGGTGAGGTGGCTGGCGAGGTGATCGGCACGTTGCCGGTCGGCGGCATCCTGGGCAAGGTGATCGGCAAGGCTGCGCCTCTGGCTGGCCGTGCCGCACCTGTGGTGGACAAACTGGCATCCTCGGCCCAGAGCGGAGGCCTGAGGCTTGGCGGTGCTCCTGCCACAACCCTTGCGGGGAAGGCTGGCAATGCTGGTTTGCGCGCCCTGGGTGGTGCGGCGACTGGTGGGGCGTCTGCCGGACTGATTGATCCCGAATCGGCAGGCGCTGGCGCGCTTTTGGGCGGCGTCTTGCCTGGCGGCGTTGCCGCAGCAGGCGCGGCGGGGCGAGGAATTCGCAACTCCCTTTCGGTGAGCCCGGAGGTTGCCGGCCTGGCTGGTCGAGCCAAGGCGCTTGGCATTGACATCCCAGCAGACCGAATCACCAACAGCAAGCCCTTGAACGCTCTGGCGGCTACGCTCGAATATGTCCCGTTCAGCGGACGCGCCGCCACGGGCGAGAGGATGACCAAGCAGCTCAACACCGCACTGTCAAAGACCTTCGGGCAGAACTCGGACAATGTGACCCAGGCTCTGCGAAAAGCCCAAAACGACCTTGGGCAGAAGTTCGACAGCGTCCTGCAAAACAACAGCGTTCGGCTTGATCATCAGTTCGCGACGGACCTGGTCGATGCCGGGCAAATGGCATCGCGAGAGCTTGGCTCGGATGGCGCCAAGATCATCAACAACCAAATCGACGAGATCCTGCAAAAGGCAGCTACCGGCGACATTGATGGGCAAGCGGCCTACAACATCAAAAAGACGCTGGACAGGATTGGCCGTCGCAACAGCCCTGAGGCTCACTACGCCCTTGATCTGAAGGGGCACCTGATGGATGCCCTGGACCGATCCCTGGGGCCGGCGCAGGCTTCGGAGTTTGCTGGAGTTCGCCGCCAGTACGGGAACATGCTGTCCCTTGAAAAACTGGCTCAAAACGGCGCAGAGGGTGATATTTCCATCGCTCGATTGGCCAACATGAAGGGCATCCGCAGCAAAGACCTGCAAGAGCTTGCCGACATTTCCGCTCAGTTTTTGAAGCCCCGAGAAAGCCAGCATGGGGCATTGCAGCGACTGGTGATTGGTGGAGCTGCCGGTGGCTTGGCTGGTTTGCCAACCCTTGCCGGTGGAGCGGTTGCTGGGCGGGCGGCAAACGCCGCGCTGAACAGCAATGGCCTGCGCAATGCGCTACTGAAGTCCTCCGGATCTACCCCCAGGATCACGAATGGCGACTCAAGCGCCCTGGCTCAACTGCTTGCGAGATCAGCCCCCGCAACCGTCACTCCATCGGATCGTCGGTAAGCAGGCCCTTCAAGAAGGCCAGCACGCATAGCACTGTGATCTTGATCACAAGGTAAGTCGTCACATAGACCCCATCCCGCCCCATGCGGGCACCAATTCTAGCCGCCCCGGTTCGCCCTGGCGGCTTTTTTACGTCTGAACGCCATGGCCAGCCTACCGCAGTATTTCAACCAGCAGTTTTTCGATGGCGGCGTGGTTGCCGCCGGGTACTACCTCTACACCTACGAGAGCGGCACCACTACACCACTGATCACCTGCCAGGACGAGGACGAGTTGGTCACGAACACCAACCCCATCATCTTGGACGCGGATGGCCGGTGCTCGATGCGCCTGCTGCCTCAGTCCTACACGCTGGCGCTTTACACGCCCGGAGGCATCCCGACCGGCGCGCTGGTCAAGACGTTCGATGACGTGGGCGCCGCAATCAGTCTGCTGGGGCAGCAGTTGCTCGCAGCGACTGACGATGACGCCGCCCGGGTGATCATCGATGCCGTGGGCCTGGATGGTGACGAGGAGATTGACGGCATCAAGACCTTCACATCCAGCCCGATCATCCCTGATGCGACGACGGCCCACCAGCCGGCGAGCAAGGGACAGCTTGACGCTGCGGTTGCCGGCATCACGGGTCGCGTCGTTGGCGAGTTCGCCGAGTTTGCCCATGCTGTGGCAGAGCCCGGCTGGGAGGTGTGCGACGGCGCGGCGATTTCCCGCATCACCTATGCCGCCCTGTTCGCCAAGATCGGCATTCTTTGGGGCGCTGGCGACGGCGTCACCACCTTCAACAAGCCAGACCGTCGCGGTGTGTTCACGCGTGGCCTGGATCTTGGGCGGGGCATCGACGTGGGTCGCGTGCTTGGCACCGAGCAGGCCGAGCAATTGCCATCCCACAAACACACTGTTGACCTCCAGCCGCTGAACTCTGCTGGCATCACAGGCTCGGGCAAGGTCGGCACGGGCAATGAAGCGCCAGAGGGAACGATTCCGGCCTTTGACACCGGATTGACGGGCGGCACCAACAACGCCAGCGAATTGCGCCCCCGCAACGTCGCTGTGCATTACCGCATTTACACGGGCGTCGTGTGATGAAGCTCGCATCCTTCAAAGGCACGCACCCGGGCTGGCGGGGTTGGTTTAGCCGCTTTGTCCGCCTGTGGCTGCATGGCCGGTACTCGCACAACGTGCTGGTGTTCGACAACGGTTGGTGTGCGTCGGCCCTGTTTCTCAAGGGCGGCGTCCACTTCGAAGTCACGCCGGCATTTGACCCCACCCAGTGGGACGTGATCGACATCAAGGGCGATCAGGTGAAAGCCATCGCATGGTTTGCCGAGCACCAGGACGAGGGCTACGACCTATTGGGCCTGCTTGGTTTTGTCTGGCGCCCAACCCGCCAGGACAAGCGCAAATGGTTCTGCTCTGAGGCCATCGCCGAAGCTCTGGGCATCACTGACTCATGGCGGATTGACCCATGCCTCCTTCCCATCGTTCTTCAGCAAAGGCCCCAATGAGCCAGCAGACCAAAGAACGCATCCTGGAGTTCGCTGAGTGGGCAGTGAAGGGCATCCTGGCCTTCAGTTGCGTGCTGCTGTGGAACCTGAACCGTGACCTTCAAACGGCGCTGTCCGTGCAGGTTGAGCAGGCCCGCCAGATCACCGAGATCAAGAGCGAGAACGACTCCCTCCGCTCCGAGATCCGATCGGTCAGGGCCGAGATGGTCAGCAAAGACGAATTCAACGCCACGCTCAAGCGCGTGGAACAGCAACTGGAGATCGTCCTGCTCAAGGCCGAGCTCAAGATGAAGGGCGGCAGATCATGAAGCTCATCGACGAATGGAAAAAAGCCTGGCGGATGCTGTCCGTGCAGGCCATGACCCTGGCCGGGGCAGTGCAGGGCGCATGGATGGGCGTGCCCGAGGACTGGAAGGCCAGCGTACCCGCGAACCTGATTCAGGGCCTGACGCTGGCCCTGCTGGTCATTGGCGTGGTCGGGCGGCTGGTCAAGCAAGACAGCGTCAGCGGGAGTGCGCCATGAAACTCACCCTCAAGCGCAACCCGAGCAATTCGGTGTGCACCATCGGCAAGCTGTTCGTTGATGGCTCCCTGGAATGCGTCACGCTGGAAGACATCGTGCGCGAGCACAAGATCCCCGGCGAGACGGCGATTCCAGCTGGACGCTACAAGGTCATCATCAACATGAGCAATCGCTTCAAGACGCTGCTCCCGTTGCTGATCGAGGTGCCAGGCTTTGATGGCGTGCGCATCCACCCAGGCAACGAGGCCAAGAACACCGAGGGCTGCATTCTCGTGGGCTCGTCGGTGTCGTCGGATGGCAAGGCGATCCTGAAGTCCCGCATTGCCTTCGATGCGCTGTTTGCCAAGATGCAGGCGGCCGACAAGCGGGGCGAGGCGATCACCCTGGAGATTGCATGACCCTCCAAGCCAAAGTCATCGCCGCCCTGTCCCTGTTGCTCGCCCTGGGCCTGGCCTGCGCCGGCTGCACCTGGTGGGGCTACGGGATGGGCGTCGATCACGCAAAAGCCAGGCAGGCCGACATCGAGGCCGCACGCCAGCAAACCCGCGACGACGCGCAGAAAGGGGCCGCAAATGCCATTGCTCAAGTCAAGATCACGAACACCACGGTTCGGGCTGCGGTCGAAACGCGCATCCGCGAGGTGCCTGTTTATCGCTCTGCTGAGTGCTCCAATGATCCAGGGGTGCGCGACTCGATCAACCGTGCATTACGAGGTGAGCCCACTGGTCGTGGCGTCCTGCCCGCAAGTGCTGCCAGCTCTGGCGGATGACAGTTTCGGGGCAACGGTCGAGAAGCTGATCGAGGTGATCGGGCTTTACAGGGAATGCCGCGCCGCAGCCTTGGGTGAGTGGCCTATCGCCCAACCCTATCGGACTCAATCGGACAAGGAGCGAGATAGGTCGAAAACGGGGCGATAGATCGACGCATCCCGCGAACGTGTCGAGCGATTCGACATGGAACTGTTCGGAAATCCCTAATCGTTGCGCCGCCTCACTGTGGGCACGAGAATGGCGGAAACTCCTCGCAAGTCCTTGATTTACAAGGCGGTACCCGTGGGCATGAAGTGCTTAAACGCAAACCCCAAAGACAAAGCCCCGATGCAAGCAAGGGGGCTTTGAATGGGCAGATTGGCGGCGTATCCTACCCAGGCCGTTCGACGAAGGCAGCCGGGAACCCCCGACCCTGCATTGCTGCTTGACCTTCACGACTGCCGACTGGCTTGGAACTGATTGGTTGATCGTGCTTTACGGGTCAATCAGCATGCGTGAAGATCCAGGCATCCACTCGCCTGGTAGGGCAAGCCATTCTACCCACCTACAGGAGGGGAGGCAAGCCGCCAAGCCATGATTCTGGGCTCGTGACAGATGGCCTGATCCATCGGGTGGCGGCAGTCCGTGAATACCAGCGTTCCCGGCGTCAGCGACATCGACCGGTTGCCGATGCGGCGCACTCGGCGCACCTGATCACCAAGCCATACCTGGTATTCGCGGATGTCGTCCGTGATGGGCGGCCTGCCAGCGTGTATCCAGTCCATCACCCCTCCTTCACGCCATAGCGGGCGCGCAAATCCTGCCGAAGCTCAAGCAATCGGTCGTCGGCGACATCAACCCCAAGCTTGTCCAGGTTGTAATTGTGGGTGGCGACGGAGGGTGGTTTCTCCAAATTCTGATCCGCCCAGACGCGAGACTTGAGTCTGCTCATGATTCGGTCCCTGGCCTTGAACATCCCCTCACCGCGAGGCGAGTTCATGTTGTCGGTCTGGACGCTGATGCCTGTCGGGATGTGCGTCAGGCGGATGGCCCATCGGATCATGCTTGCTGCTGTGATCATCACTCTTCCTTTCGTGTCTGTGTGGATTGTGCGGGGGCTAGAGAAAGTGAATCATCGCCCCGGAAGTCACGCCGAAAGAGCGCTCAATGTCGCAAACGACAACCTTGACGCCGCCAACGCGCATGCCATCAAATGCAGCCCAGGGCGCAACGTTGCCACTGGCCCTGATCTGCGGCGCAAGCCGTTCAGCATCCTGGCAACTCAGCACAATTAACGACATGCCGAACATTTGAGCCATGCGATTTATATCGTCAATGCTTGGGTTCATTTTTGCCTATCCTTCGCTGTTCAATCTCATCACACACCTTGCGCACTACCCAAAGCGCATCAACCCCAGTACGAGGTCAGCAACCACGCCGGGGCATCTGGCGCTTCAATGCCGTGATCGGCAAAGAATTTCAGCAGTCCGGCAGACTCGCTCTCTGGCACACGGAGGGACGCGAGATCAAGCGTCGTCGGGTATCCGCGTCTTGCCGTGCGGATCGTGCTTGGCGCGGCTATGGCATACATCGGGCACTCGCTGGAGCAGTAGTTCACCAGCTTCACCGGCAGCGGGTGTGCTGCGTCAAACTCTCGACGCTCGGCAAAATACCGGCTCGATTCATCCTTGGATGGCTCGCGACCATTCAGGTAATTGCCGCTTGCATCGAAAAGCTCGAATGAATGCTTGAAGCCATGCACGGTGTGCGCCCACCAGTCCTCGATCTCTTCATCGCCCCACGGGAACTCAAAGTCCTCTTCAAAGGCGACCCCGTAGCAAATTTGTCCATCCGCTGACGTTCCCATGTCTGAAAATTCCTTCGTGTTAGGTTGAAAACCACTTGCTCAAGCCCCGGCAGTCGTCTTGCAGCAGGCCGGGTGGGTGGCCGGTCATGAGGTTAGGTGCCAAGCCGCGTCACGCTGGTGATGTTCGGCGTGTCAACGCATCGCGTTGCCTGCGTCTTGACGTAGGCCACTATCTCGGCATAGTTATCAACATGCAGCCAAGGCTTGACCGTGATGGTCATCGAGATAATGCTTTCCGACATGTGACTATCCTGGGTGTAAACCGCCGCAACGTGATAGCTCGTTGACATGCCGAGTTTCTTTGCCAGCGCTCGAAGCGTTGTTCGTGCCTTGCTCATGCATCCATCCTCACGCAGTAACTTTCACGGTAACTGCCTCAAAAATTGATCTTCGGCCCTCTAGGGTTCGATTCCTGTCGGGGCCACCGCTTGAATTCCAAACTCGCGCAACAGTGCCCGGGCCATGTCAATCTGAAATGCTAGGGCTTCCGGGAATCTTTCCAGATTTGCATCCGGGTCAATCGCCAGCGCCAGCCGCGAAACAAGTGCGCGCATTGATGGGGTATCAAGCGCCACCCGCCCAGCATAAAGAGGCTCGGTGAACTGGCCGCCTGGGCTGATGCGGACAGGAAAGAAGGCGCCAAATTCAGATTCAACCTTGCGCTTGAACCCAGGGTGCCTGCCCGCAATTGCCCTGTCGAGCTGCTGGCGCGAAACGTACAACACCGGCACTAAGGCGGCACGTGCGTTCTGGGCCTCAAGGGCGCAGGCCTTTGTGACATATTCGACGCCGTGCCCCGTGTCGTCACGAGTAAGTGTTTTCATGTCCGCTCCTTTGTATGCTCTGGGAATAGCTCGTAGATTTCCAGGGCAGCATCTACAGCCAAGCGCAATTCTGATGCGCCAAAAACTGAATTACGTGTTTGCGCCCTACGCTGCGAACACCCAGACATTGATGAAGTGGCTTGAATGGCCCGCAGATGCGACCGACTTGCTTTTGACGCCTCTCCGGCTGCTTTATTTCCCATCGCAGCAAGTTCGGCTCTTGTGTGCATCAACGCAAGGCGCTTGTGCCACGCGCTGTACCACGTGGCGTAATCAACATCCTCCCGACCGTACTGCCTCATGACAACCAGACCCCGGTGTTGAGCATGCCCATCAACTTGACCTTGTGCGACTTGCAGAAGTCGAGATGCTTCTGAATATCAGCAGGGCGCAGATCGGCGCGGCGGGGGTCTTCTTTGGCGATGAAGCGATCACAGTCAGCGATGGCATCACGAATGCGGCGGGCTTGTTCGGTTGTCAGGGTTGCGTTCATGGCGCTCTCCGTTGCGTTGTTCGATGTTGATATTGTATATGCGGAACTGCGAGCCTTGCAAGCACTTTCGTAGATGCGCTATCATCGGCGCATGGATGAATCAAAACGACCGCCGAACGACCGAGGCCAGGGCCGCAAGCCAAAGAGCGCCACGGGCGAAGCGATGAAGACGCGCCCGATGCGCTGGACAGATTCGGGCTGGGAGGATGCCAAGTACATCGGCATGGATCTGGTCCGCGATCTGGTGCGCAAGGCGGCAGCTAAATTGCGAAATAAGGCCGGGGGATGAGTATTGCCGACATCATTGATAGTGCAATTGCCAACCCGCAGGGGGATGCGCATCGTGTTTGTGGCGTTTATGTGATCGTTAACACGCATACGAGGGCGGTGTATGTTGGGCAAAGCAAGGACATCAAAGGCAGGTGGAGCGCTCACAAAAGCGCGCTAGATGCAGGTCGCCACTCAAACAAACGACTTCAAAGCGAGTGGCGTTTGTATGGTGGGCAATTGTTTCGGTTTCATGTGGTACTCATGGGGTCACCTACGCTTGCGCTTGCAAGAGAAAAGGCCCTCACTGTCGAGGCCTTAGGCGGCGATTGCTATAACCATTCCGCTGCCGCATGCCCGGGGCGAAATAGCTCATCCGGCGAGGCGATGCAACAGAAGACCATCAGGCTGCCACCCAGCCTTTGGGACAAGATCGACATGCACGGCCTGAACTGGCTGCGCGATGTCGTGAAGCGGGCCAAGGCGCCCAAGTGATGCCCGGTGCAATCCTGGTGCAATAGTTTGTCGGACATGGCCTGAATCAGTCCGACCGCACAGAGGGAAACGGCACATGACAGGCGGCGCAAATCGCCTTCACACGGCAGGGGTCGCAAGTTCGAAACTTGCACCGCCCACCAAGTAAATCAAGCACTTACGGCCTCCATCGCGGGGCCGTTTTGCTTTGTGGTGTAAATGCCGGTGCAATTCATCCGAAGGCCTTCTTGAGCGCTGCCTTCTGCTGCGATGTCTCGACGTGGGCGTAGCGCTGGGTGGTGGTCACGGACGAGTGGCCCAGGATCTTGGACACGGTGTAGAGGTCAGCGCCGCTGGCAATCAAAATTGTGGCGCACGAGTGGCGAAGGTCGTGGAAATTCACATGATCCATCTTGGCGGCCACCCTGGCGCGCTGGAAGCCCGATTTCAGGCCCTCAAAGTCGATGGGCAGGGGCAGGTAGACCAGCCACTGCCGCAGGGGCTCCACGATGGGCACCTCGCGGTATTTCAGCGTCTTGGTGTTCCCGGCCTGGAGCTTGATCGTGTCGACGCCGATGTCGGCCGCCTGGATCTTGCACACCTCGCCCCGGCGACACCCCGTGTAGAGCGCAATCCAGATGGCGGCCCGGACGTTCTCGCTGGCCTTGTCCGCGATCAGGCGCACCTCATCGACCGTCAGGTAGGTGGTGCGCTTGTTGTTCTCGGGCAGGCGCTTGACCAGGCCGCTGTAATCCACGGGCGTGCGGCCGGCGTGCCAAGCCAGGGATAGGCCCTTCGACAGCGCGCCTAGGCTGCGGTTGATCGTGGCTGGTGTGTAGGCGCCCAGCATGTCATTGACGATGTGCTGCACCGCCTGCTTCGTCTCGCTGGCCCGGTACTTCGCCACCCACTCGGCGATCCGGTTGGCGTGGTGCTTGGCCGTATCAGGGCTGCGCAGTGTCTCGGCGTGCTTGGAGTACATGGCCAGCACTTCGGTCAATCCTGGGTCACCAGGGATAACCGGGGCGCGGTTTCGGTTGAGGGCGGCGATGAGCTCTGCTTGAACTCGCTTGGCCTCACTCGCACTTGTGCCCGGCGGGAGGCGTCGGTGTACTCTTTGACGATTGACGCAGACGGATATTTCATAACCCCCGGCTTTGGTTGGCTTGATAGGCATTGGTAATTGATCCTGAGCCAGAGGCGGCATTCATCCAAATCGAAACGCTTGCTGCGGGCGCCCACGGGTTGCCAGGGCATACCGGCCGCGACCAGGCGCTGCACTTGGCGCTCGCAGATTTTGAGGGCTGAGGCTAATTCAACTGCTGTGAGCATCGCTCGCTCTCCTGTCCTGCTGCTCGATCTGCTCCAGTAGCGCCCAGATGTCCTGGCCCGCTTCGCCATCGCTGGTGTCGCCAGTCTCCGGGCCGCGTCTAGGCGCACCTCGCTTTGCCTCGATGGCACCATGCTGTTGCGCTCGCTTTGAGCCTGGGCGTGGGGTGCTCATGGCTTGGTCCTCCCGCGCCAGGATCTGTTTTGGCCTTGGCAAACAAACCCATCCACGTCCGACTTCCAGTTTCCTGTGGCCACATCAAACCACCAGCGGAACTGCTGATCAATGACCCCAGTTTTGACGTTGAGGGTGTCGTACCACCCGGAGCGCACAGGCTTGATCTCGTGTGGGAACCAATCGGTTGTCATGGCTTGGGCTCCTGTGCTGCGGGTGGGGTGGCGGCCTTCAGTTCGCGGTGCAGATCGCGCAAATCTTTGGCTTGGCATGACAGGTCAAGGGCCGTGCGCATGGCGTCCTCGATGGTTTTGGTTGCAATGCGCTTGAGGTTGCGAACGACATGGCGCTCGGGGTGGTCGATCCCCACGTCACTGGACATGGCGGCAACAGCGGCCAAGGCTTCAACGGCCAAGTCGGCAAGGCTTTGCTGGGTCATCCCTTCTCTCCTGTAGGTGGTGTGGGGAGGCGGGCGGCCTGCCATGCCCACCACATCCAATTGGTGTACATGTCTACCCATTCGCCCTTGGCCTCGTCCCACTGGTCATCACCGAAGTTCCAGCCTTCGCGCTTGCCAATGACGGTCATGGCACGCAAGAAGGACTCGCGCTCATCCCCGCTCTGCCCTTCCTGCTGGGAGCGCAGGAGGTCGATTTCGGCGGCCTTGATGTCGAAGGCGGCGCACATGTCTTCGTGGCACATCGGGGCGCGCATGCGCGGGTTGATGCGCTTGGCTTCGGTGATGAACTGCTCCATGAGGTCGGGTTGCTGCTCAGCCATTGCCCGACTCCTTGACGATTGCGTGGGAAAACTTCGGCGTGCCGACAACCTTGAAATGCCTGGAATCCAGGTGATGGCGCAAAACCCCCTCGGCCTCTCGCTGCGACACACGGTAGAGCTCTTCCAGGGTCTCGCCGGATTCACTTGCCCGCACGGGGATTTCGATGGTGACCGTCATGACGGCATACACGGTTGGCTTGCTCACGCTGCACCGCCTTCCTGAGATGTGATGCCGGCAGCCAAGTCAGCGACTTTCCGGCCGTATCGGGCCCACTCAGTCTCTACGCACTCATCACCTGAGGCCGTTTCCGCCTCCACCGCGAGCCAGCATTGCTCAATCTGCTCATCGCTCAGCGGCACCAGTGCCGCCTGCTGAGGGGCAGCGTAAAACTTCATGCCGACGACGCCGGGTGTGTCCGATGTGGCGCCCTTGAGGTTTCCGAGGAATCTCACGCCCAGGCCGCTGCCAGTCGTGTAGCTGCGGTAAATCTCAGCCACCGGCACCCCACTGGTGGGCAGGGAGGCGCGAGCTTTCTGCACCACATAGACAAAGGCGCGCTGAGATGCCCCGAAGGCATCGCCGCCACCGAATTGGTCCCACCATTTCTGGTGCGCCATCACCTCAGCGAGTGAGGCACGGCGGCCCGAATCCCCCTGCGCCAGCGGTGCTGCTTGCCCCTTGAGTTGCTCGGCCTCGGCCTTCGTCAGCCCCGGCACTTCGGTGGACATGTCGGGGTTGGGCACGAATGACCCGGGCACCACGGTCATGAAGCCAGAGGTGGCGGGGGCTGCTTGCGCGGTTGGAAACATCGTCCAGAATCCATCGGATGTCGCCTTGGCGATGTCCGGGTCAATCGCCACCTGCTGATCGGCCAGCTTTTGCAAAGCCTTGGCAGGCTCGCTCTGCTCGATGGGTTGCGGCTCACCCGTGAGCGTCAAGCCGGCTTGTGGATCAGATTCGGCGGTTTGTGATTGGCAAGGCTGCTCGATGGGTTGCGGGGTGGCATCCGTCGCTATCAACTCGCAGAGGCGCTCAGCAAGGTTTTCCAGGATGTTGCTCTGGTCGCGAGCACTCTGGTGCATGGCGGCACTGGCCATTTGCGACAGGCGCTGCACCTCGTCTTTCCAGGCTGGCCACGGCTCGGCTTGCAGGGGCGCTGGTGGGATGCGTTTTGGATGCCAGTGGTTGCACGTCGCCTTGTTCCACAGTCGAGCATGTGGGTCACAGACGCCTCCGCTGTTGATGAATTCTGGTGTGCAGGGCTCCCAAGCGTTCGCGTCGATTACCGTCAGACGCGGCAGGATCTGCGCATCCCAACCGCCCTGCACGTCCTGCTGTACGGGCGCTGGTGGGGCTGGTGCGAGCATGGCGCGATAGATCAGCGTGCAGCGCGTGCCTTTGCTCATGACGTGATCGAGTGAGGTCATTTCCTGCTCATCGCGGAGCCACTGAGGAATTTTCTCTCCCACTTTTTCCAGGAATGCCAACAGCTTGCGAGGCGTCTTGGCATCGGTATCGAACGCCAGCATGATTGACCGAGCCAGGCCGCCCCACTGAGCTTCCGTTGGGATTGGCGGCACTGCCTGCGCCACCTGGGCGCGGAGAGCGGCCTGATCCAGCGCTTCAACAATGGCGTCTTCGTGATCACCTTGGGCGACTTGATCGCCAAACTTGGCCTGTGGGGTGGTGTTGGTCATTTGGATTTCCTTGCAACAGCGGCATCAATGGCGGCACGGGGCGTTTCACCCTGGCCGATCAAGGTCCACTCACGGTCATTGCGCCCACCGCTGACGCGATGCACTTGCCAGAGCTCTTCATCACGGCACTCGGGCGCGTCGTTCATGCTCAACTCCCAGCCTGGGCGGGCCAAGGCATCAAGGCGCGCTGTGTCGTCGGCGGGGATGTCGTTGGGGCTGGTGTGGTGGGGGTGGTCATGCTCTTCCTTGTGATGTGAACCGGTGTTTCGAGACCTTCTCAGGCCAGGTCGATCACCGCGCTGATGACATGCGCGGGAGGGGGTCAGGCGGCTTGCTTCAGGGCCTTGAGCTTCGACACCGTGGCGTCAACCTCCGATAGGAAGGCGACAACCTCGGCTTCATATGCCTTGATCAGGGCGTCATCGCGCAAGACGCGGCAAGTGAACATCTGCATGTCATCCGGCATGCGCGGATCGAAGCTCACAAAGTCGCACCAGGCCCGGCCAGCGCAGGCCATTTGCCATTGCATTTGTGGGATGTACTTCGCCGGCGCAGCGCCTGACAGCATCGTGTCAATGTGGGCTTTGGTTTCTGGGCACTTGATTTCAAGCAGGCCATCGGCCAACACCAAGCCATCAGGGGATGCGCCTGACATTGGGATGCTCGGATGAGCGACCATGCCGGTTTCGGCTACAAGCAAACCAAACTCTGCCTCGTATGCTGCGCGGGCAAGTGGCTCGCAATCCGTGCCCCACTTCATGGCGGCGTTGGTGAAGCCCTCGGCTGCGCGGCCCGTTAGCCGCTCGGCCACAAGCTCGGCGCGATAGGTGGCCCGGGTTGCCGCCTCCGCGTTGCCTTTGCCTTTTGCCATGACATCAGCAAGGCGCGAGGCCGTCACCTTGCCAACGCGCTGCGCAAACCATTCCGGCGATCCTTGAATGACTGTCATGCTGCCTCCGCGTCGATGACGGTTGCCTTCGATGCGGCATCCTTGAGTTCTGCCTGATGTTTGGTCCAGAACGCCACCTTCTGCGGCCCCTTGGGCAGCGCCTTAAAGGCTGCGGTCAGCGCGTCATGGCCGTTCATTGAAGCGGCCCGCATGTTGTCCAGGTGCTCAGCCTCAAAATCAGCAGAGCCGTCTGGTGCGTTCTGGTCTGATGCGCCTTGAGGCGTCCGCGCTGCCTTGATGTACTGCGCGCCCTCAGACTCGGCAATGCGCTCTGCCTCGTCTTGGTCGTAGATGCCGCCAAACCCAAAAGCAAGGCGAGCACACTGGATCATGGCCTTGTGCCGGAGCATCCGCTTCGGGTGCGTCTGCCACGGGCCTTGATTCAGGCGCTTGCACTCGCTCATGTACTCCGTGACCTTGACGGGGTGCGTCCTGTCTTTGCGGTACATGATGCAGGTGCATGACTGCTCGTCATGCTCAAACTCCATGCCGTCAAACTGCGCATGGCTGTTGATGATCCGGCACCAGCCATCGACGCCAACCACAGGAATGATCGAATTGTTTTTGTCGGGGAAGGCGTAGATTTCTTTCGTCCACGGATTCAGCGCGTACTGATTCGCAATGACCAGCAGCGCCGTCATTTGCGAGTCGGTCACGTTTCCCTTGAAGACGGTTTGCTTCAAGGTGTTGATCAGCTCCTGGCCGTCGCCCATGTCGAAGCGGCTGGCCAGCTTGTGCGTCAGGGTGGTTAGTGCGTTACTCATTTTCATTTCCTCACTTGCAAAGATCAACAGCACCCGGGCACTTCGCCAGGGCCCAGATCCAGCCGGCAAACGACACCACCAGCAGAATCGAGGTGGACCAGATCGCGGCGATCAGGAAGCCATCGGATGGCCTGCTGTAGTCGGCCTTTTTCGGATGCGCTGCCGGGTTGGACATGTACGCCTCCAGCTCGTTGCGCGGAGCTTTGGGTTGACTCATGACCACAGCCTCACGGAAGCCACAGCAAAGACCCCAGCGAACACGCAGCAACGCGTCACCGTCTCGTCGCTCATCGGAGGCAGGCCATCGACTGCGCGACCGATGACCCAGGCAAGCTGACGCAAGCGGCGGCGGGTCATGATGTCGGCGAGGCGGGCCAGGGTGGCGAGGTGCTTACGCATTTAGGATGCCTCCGCGATGGCTGCATTTGCGATGGCCTTCACCTCGTCCTGGGTGCTGACCTTGGCGATCTTCTTCAGCGCCTTCAGCATGCTCAGGGCTGCGGCCTTGGCTTTGGCCTCAACTGCTGCCCGTGCCTTTTCATCGGCCGCGCGTTGGGCTTCGGCCTCTGCGCGTTGACGCTCGATCTCTTGGCGCTCGGCGGCAAGGCGGGCCTCTTCGGCGCGGCGGGCTGCTGCGGCTTCGGCGTCGGCCTTGGCTTGTGCTTCGCGCTGCGCCTTCAGTTCGGCCTCTTGGGCTTCGCGCTGTTTGCGCAGTTCTTCGGCTTGTGCGGCGCGTTCGGCGGCCAGGGTGGCGGCTTGTTCGCGCTCAGCGGTCTCGCGGGCTTCACGATCCTTGCGCTCTTGCTCGGCCCGGGCGGCTGCGGCCTCACGTTCACGCGCTTCAGACTCAGCACGCAGGCGGGCCAGTTCGGCGCGTTCTTCAGCGATGCGGGCGGCCTCGGCTTCCTGCTCAGCCTTGATGCGGGCTTGCTCGGCTTCGCGGTGAGTGGCGGCGTCGAGCATTTTTCGCAGCGTTTCGAGCGCGGCGGATTTCGCGGCCTCAGCTTGAGGCTTGAACTCTTGGAAGTCGTCGCCAACGTCCATCGCTTCAACATTGGGGATGTCAAAGTCACGAATGGTTGCGGCATCCGATGACGCCACTTGAGGCGGGACATTGAAAGCAGCAATGCGTGACTGGATTGCTGCAACGCGGGCGCGCTCAGCCTCAGCCTTTGCGGCGCGTTCAGCTTCCTTGCGGGCTTCTTCTGCCTTGATCTGGCTGTCGTAGTTGTCCTCGCCTTCGCGCAGGGTGGCCTCAAGGTTCACGGCAAAGGCGTCGATCTGCTTGCCAAGCTCAAGCACCGGGGCCTTCGCAGCCTTGCGCGCTTTCTCCACAGCAATGCGTGGGTCACGGTAGGCGGCGCGGCCTGCAATGGCCTGCTTCATCCCTGTGGTGGTGGACACGTCCACGACAAGGGTCTTGGGGTGGGCTGCTTCGATGGCTGCAATGCCGGCAGCAATCCGGTCAAATGCAGCGACCTCGCCTTGCACCTTGCTGATGCTGGAGGTAAGCGCCGACTCGATCACGGGTGCGGCGTCAAGGATTTCAATTGGTGCGTTCATTTGTGGCTCTCCATCGTGTCGTCCATGGCCCTCATGGCCTCGGCAGACAGGGTTACGGGGGTTGGGGTGGGTGCTTTGCCTGCTGCGTGATAGCGCAAGTGCTCGACGCAATCGACATGACGGGCTGGGCAGTCACGCCCTTGCCGGCAATCTGTTTTGCCATGCGCCTCGCAGCAGGATTGGAGGTCGATGCTCACTCAACCACCCCCACAGCTTCGCAAACCTGCTCGATGTTGTTCTGGACGTAGGCGTCCGACATGTGCCGGCGCAGCTTGGCAACCAGTGGGCAAGTGCTGGCCTTGATGACCTCGGCGAACACTTCAAAGGCCGCGGGCTGATCGAGCGCCTCCAGCACTTCGATGTAAGCCTTGTCCTCAGCCAGGATGTAGGCGCCCTCGGCAGTGCGCTCACAGCCGGGCAGATTGCCCGTAAAGCCTGCCGCCATCTGAGCGCGGAAAATCTGTTCAAGCGCGAGGTGTACGTCGGCGCGGTCGGTGGCGCAATTGAGCGCCATCAAGACCGGGCTCAATGCCTTGATGGGCGCGGCCTTGGGCAACGATGCAGCCCAGGCAATCACCTCGGGGTCGTTGGTGCTGACAGTCGCGCCATTGAGCAGCAGGCTGCTTTCCTCAGCACTGACGCCAGGGCACAGCCCCTGCACAGCCGCATAGTGCGCAGCAGGTGCCTGCATGTCGAAGTGGGGGAGGGTGCGGGCGTTCATGCTGCCACCTCAAGACCGTAGGCGGTGGCGAAGGCGGATTGGTTGTCGTGCTGCTCGTCGTCCACGGCGGCGGTCCCGATCACACTGATCGTCCCGTTGAATGCTTGCTTGACGATGGCGTTGCCAAAACTCAGGTTGCAGGCCCGAAAGTCCACATTGTTCAGCGCGCACATGGCGCTATAGACGGCTTCGGCTTGCGCCTTGGTCAGGATCTTCGCTTCCGTGTTGCCTTGCATCCCCATCTCCATTGCCCCTTGGGGCGGTTGGTTGGCACTTGGTGTGCGATGGGTTCATTAAAGCGCGCTTTACTTTAGATGTCAAGCGGGCTTTAGAAAAAAGGGGCGATTAGACCGGAGGATCTAAATTTGCGATGCGAAAAAGCCCGCGCTAGGCGGGCTAATGGCGGCGGCGCAAGGCGGTCAAGGCCGGGGTGGCCATTTCTTGAGCGCCAGGAACCACAGGCCGATGACGTTGAGGGCGGGCACAAGGCCAACAACAGCCCACGCCGGATGGTGCCCGGATTTTTTGAGAATCATGCACGCCGGCATCAAGTACAGGACGCTCATGAAAAGAAGTACAACGAGCCAGTGCCAAATGCTTAAAGATCCCATCACCCACCCTCGCTCTGCATAAGCAGATAAAGCCCCACATACACAATGCCGTGCTTGATGCTATCAAGACAGCGCCCTGATTCGTCCCTGGCCTCAAAACCGCCACCGGCCAGCGGCTCATAGAAGCGGATGACATAGTCGCCATCTGGCAAGAGAAATAACCCGCGCTTACCCCTCTCTGGCGGTCGCTCTGGGTCAAAAAGAGCCCAGTCCCCACGCACAAGGCGAGGCGCCATGTTGTCGTCGTTCACCATCACGAATTTGCAGATGCCCGATGTCTGCGCGGTGGTAACGAACGGTCTCTGTTCGCTTTCGGGCCAATTGGTGTTGGCTTCTAGCAAGGACTTCCCCATTTGATCAGCCCGGATGACCGGTGCCCATCTCATCGTTGTATCACGATGTGACCATCGTTGCGAGGATGCTAGCGGTTGGTATTTTCCACTAATGGAATTCTCAGGCGGCTGTTTTGTGGCCTCCGGTTTCAGCATGGGCGGCACTCCGCCGATCAGCCATTCGGCCTCAACCTGCGCCCACTTTGCCAGATTGCGAAGCGGGCGGTCTTCGAGCTTGTTTATCCCAAGCAGCGCCTGCGACATATTTTGAACGCTGCACCCGGCCGCCTCTGCCATGCGCGTGATGGCCCCTCTCAGCGGTGTTTTGCCAAGATCAATGACGCGCTGCTTCACGCGGGCAAGTCTCCCCTTTAGGTCCATGTCCAGGATTGTCCCTGCCGAGACGTAAAGTGCGCTTGCGCTGTTATCTAAAGCGTGCTTTAATAAAGACATGAAGAAATCCGAAGCTACTCAAGCATTAGGCAAGAACGAGGCGGAGGCGGCCCGCGCCATCGGCATCACGCCTCAGGCGTATTGCCAGTGGCCTGACGAGTTGCCGCAGCGTCTTGTTGATCGCGTTCAGGCGGCCCTCTACCGCAAGGCGACCCCACCCCCACGGCGCAAGCCTGCGAAAGCGGGGTAAGGGATGCGTATCTACATCGCTGGCCCCATGACGGGCCTCAAAGACTTCAATTTCCCCGCCTTCAATGCCGAAGCCGACCGCCTGCGCGCTGAGGGCCACGAGGTGCTGAACCCTGCCGATCATGGCTTGATCGACGGCTTCGTGTGGCTCGACTACATGCGCCTGGACATCGCCCAGCTTATCACCTGCGATGCCATCCAGCTCCTGCCCGGCTGGGAGAACTCCAAGGGCGCCACGCTTGAGCACCACATCGCCCAGGCCCTCGGGCTGGAGATTCGTTTGCCAGC